GGTGCTTTGTCATCTCGTGGAACGGGTGACTGGCATAACCGATGCTGAAACGGTCGTTTTCAGGTACTTCGGTTTTATCGTCGTAATTGACGGTCCAACCAAGGCACCAATCAAAAAAGTTTGAATCCGCCAGGTCATCTACTTTGTAGAGGCGGACGCGGCCGTAATTGCCGCGTACATCGCCACCGCGGTGTACTTCGATGGCAACGTAAACATCGCCGGCATACATCCAATCACTTGCACTCTTCGGGTAAAAGACCTGCCACTGAAAAACGGAGCTGAAGTCGTTTTCGTTGTTGTAGACGTTATCCACGTTAGTGCATGAATAATCTGTGCCTTCGGCGTTTTCGATGGCTTCCAGGATGACGTATTTGGCTTCCATAAGCCATTTGCCGTCCATCTTGGATTCGGTTTCTTCGGTGAGTACTTCGGGTCCGAGCACGGCCGTTAACCAAGCTTCGGTATCAATGTTGGTGCACTCAGGGTATTTCTCATCAATGTTGATCAGGTCTTTCATTGTCATCTCCTCTGAAACTGAATTCGTTTTGGTTTACTTCCAGGCCTGGCGAGCGTGAAGGCCTACGACTGCGATAAAGAAAATTCCCATTATTGCGAGAGTCATTGTTTTTCCTTTCCGCCCGTCTCATCAGTAGTGGAAGGCGAAACCCACTAGACAGCGCTTGCGCGCTGTTTCGACTAGAGAATTCCTTTCTTCTGGAGGCGAATCTTGAATCCGTATGCGTGATTCGGATTGAGCCCTTTCTTTTCAACAAACATTTCGAAAAGTCTTTCTGCGGGGATAAAGACCTTTCCGAATTTGGTGGTTTCGTCGACGAAGTTTAAGAATTCCTGTGTCATTGTCCTAATCTCCCTGTGTTGTGATTTTCTCAACACAGTTAGAATCGGACAACTGCCAGAAAATGTCAAGCATTTAAATAAAAATCGTTAAATCGCTAGTGTTTATGCGGGGATTACGAATAAGGGTAAAAAGATTTGCACAGAGATTTCCACAACGTGAGATAATTTTCGCCATGGCTGTGAGTGTTTCGGATGGTTTGATAAACGAGATATTGGACGAGCTACTTCAAGGCATCACAATAAGGAAGGCGTGCGCAAAATTCGGCGTTAGTTCGAGCACTTTCCTATATCGGGTCACAACAGGTGGCAATGAACTGTCAGGACGTTACGCTCGAGTTATGGAAGCAAGAGCTGATGTGCTGGCGGATGAGACTATTGATATTGCAGATGACGAAAGCAAGGATCCGAACAGGGCTCGCAACCAAATACAAGCCCGTCAATGGGTTACAAGCAAGACAGCACCCAAAAAATTTGGTGATCGCATTGATCTGAACGTGACGCAATCGCTCGATATTCGGGCTATTTTGGCGGATGCGCGCGGACGTTTGCGACCAATAAGCGACCAGCAGAATATCTTAGATGTAGAAGTGATTGATATCAAACAACTTGATGTGCCTCAATCCACTCATAACGAATCAGATATCGACATATTTAGCTAGCTAGTCGCAGCTCTCGAGCCCTGCAGATTCGCAGGCCGGGCATGTTCCGCAATTTGTGCCGGCGCCCTGGCGCAAAGACCGGGGCGCCGGTGCCGGTAGGGTCCGGATTTTGTGGCAAACAGCCAGTTTTGCGGTCCCTACGCTGACGCGATTTTTATTTTTGAAAATTTTTAAAATATTTTTGAAAGCAAAATGTGTTACGATTCCCGCATCATGTGGGAAGAGTACCCCATAATCGATGAAAGGCTCATCACTCTCAGCCCCTACGACCGCATGTTTCTCTGGGCCTTCGGTATTTCCTGGGATTGAGGCTTTCCGGTGGGTGTGAAGAAAAATATTAAACGCCAGCATCGGCGACGAGCCAAGGCCCAGATGAAGAACGCAAAGGCGGTGCGTAGTCACAAGCGCCCCCGCCCCGGAGGACGTAAGATCCGGGTGAAGCACTGGTAAGGAGACTCCCGTGCTACAATCTTTCTAATCTCCTCGCCTAATCTCCTTGGCGCATCTAACCGGATGCGCCTTTTTATTTTTTCCACAACACGTTACAATTTTCGCGATGCCTGCGTCTCAACCCATCTACGACATCCGCGGCGAACAGCAGTTGATGACCGAACTCTGGGATCCCAGGCTGGCGAACAATCTCAACGATTTTGTCAGGTTCGCTTATCCCTGGGGCAAACCCGGCACGCCGCTCGAGCACCTGACCATCCGCAACTGGCAGGATGAACTTCTCAAAGAGATCTCCGCGTATATCCAGAAAGCGAAGACTCACCAGCAGATCTTTGAAAAAGTTCCGGAGATGTTCAAGAAGGCGATCGCATCCGGCCGCGGCATTGGCAAGTCGGCGCTGTTTGCCTGGCTGGCGCACTGGCTCACAACGACGCGCATCGGATCATCGGTCTGGGTTACGGCCAACGGCGAGCCCCAGCTCAAGACCAAGACATTCCCCGAGATTTCAAAGTGGGTGACGTTGTCAATCAACTCCCACTGGTTCGACGTGGCGGCCACCAAGATCGAGCCGGCGGAATGGGTCCGGACTGCCGTCTCGAGAGATCTAAAGATCGACCCGAAGTACTGGTACATTGCCGCGCAACTGTGGAGTGAAGAGAACCCGGATGCGTTTGCCGGGGCGCACAACGTCTACGGGGAGATGTACCTGTTTGATGAAGCTTCCGGAATACCCGGGCCGATCTGGACCGTGGCGCAGGGTGTGTTTACTGAGCAGATCGTGGACAGGTACTGGCTGGCATTCTCGAATCCCCGCCGTAACAAGGGCGCATTTTTTGAGTGCTTCAACAAGAACAGGGACTTATGGCGCCCACTGCAGATCGACGCCCGCACGGTGGATATCGCGCCCGATGTGTGGCAGTCGATCATTGCAACCCATGGCGAGGATTCGGACGAGGCCAGGGTCGAAGTCTACGGGCAGTTCCCCAACTCTAGCGCCAACCAGTTCATTTCGAAGCTGGCTGTCTCTGGTGCGATGGATCGTTTTTGCGTCTTTGACCCCGGAGCTCCACTTCTGCTTGGCGTCGATGTAGCGCGATTCGGCGAAGACACCTCGGTGCTGGCGTTCCGCAAAGGCAGGGATGCGGCGTGCATCCCGTGGCAGACGTACAAGGGGCTGGACACCGTGCAGTTGGCTACCAATGTCGCGGATGCGGTTCAGAAGCACAAAGTGGATGCGGTCTTCGTGGACGGGAACGGTGTGGGTGGAGGCGTGGTTGACCAGCTTAAGGCGTGGGGGTATCGCGTCATCGAGGTGCAGGCCAGCGGCACTCCGAACGATCCGGACAAGTTCCTGAACAAGCGGGTTGAGATGTGGGCACTTATGCGGGAATGGCTGGTGATCGGGACGCTGCCCAAGGACAACACCCTGCATTCGGACCTGACCACTCCGGACTACAGCTACCACCCGGTGAACAACAAGCTGATGCTTGAGTCGAAAGAGAAGATGAAAGACCGCGGCCTGGCGAGTCCTGACCGGGCGGAAGCTTTGGCCATGACCTTTGCCCAACCGGTGGCGCGGAATGACGCACGGACCAGCCGGGGGCATTCCCGGTCGAGGATGTCCTCGAATGTCGATTACGATATTTTCGGGTCTTGATTGTTGTGATAAGCTAAACGCGATGCGAATTTCGCACCAGAGGGTCGCGCCATGAGTGGACTGTTTTCTAAGCCGACTGCCCCTGCGCCACCACCGACTCCCCCTCCCCCGCCGACCGTGGCGAGTACGGAAGGTGTTTCGGATGTCGCGGTGCAGCAACAGCAGGAGAAGTTGCAGCGCGGGCGCACGTCCACGATCCTGACCGGAGGCTCGGGCCTGTCCAGCACAGGTACTACTTCCAAGACTTTGCTGGGGGCGTAAGTGGCTAACGAGCAGATTGCCGCGGATGTGATGCGTGAGTTCAACCAGCTCGCCTCTAAGCGCGGGATCTGGGAGAAACACTGGGAAGACGTTGCGCGCAAGGTTCTGCCTTACTACTCGTCCAGTTTTTATGCGCAGGGCAACACGACCCCCGGTGTGGAGCGCAGCCAGGATCAGTACGACGTAACGGCTAATCTCGCTCTCTGGAAGTTTGCAGCAGCCATGGAGTCGATGCTGACTCCAGCTACCGGACGCTGGCACAGGCTGCGTCCGAGCGACCCTTCGCTACTTCGTGACCGGGCCACAGCGGTCTGGTTCGACCAGGTCAACGACCTTCTTTTTCACTACAGGTATGCGCCTCGCAGCGGTTACCAGGCGCAGCAGCACGATGCCTATGTCTCGATTGGCGCCTTTGGAACGTCATGCCTATTTGCCGATGCTTTTAACGATCCTTCTTATCCCGACACTCGCGGGCTTCGTTATCGGCATGTGCATCTTGGCGAGTGTTTCTTTGCTACCAACCACCAGGGAATAGTGGACAAGTGCTATCGCCGCTTCAAGATGACCTTGAGGCAGATGGCCCAGAAGTGGGGAGAAGACGTTCTCAGGGATAAGTACGGCGACAAGCTGAAGACCGCTCCTGAAGACGAGGTCTTCGTCATTCACGCTGTAACCCCGAACATTGATTTCGAGCCGCGCCGGCTGGATAAAAAGGGCAAGCGGTTCCATTCCCGTTACATCGTGAAGGACACGCAACTGCTGCTCGAGGATGGCGGATACCGCACGTTCCCGTATTCAGTGGCGCGGTATCTTACGGCCCCTGGTGAGTTGTACGGCCGCAGTCCTGCGATGAACGTTCTGCCCAGCATTCGCGTGCTGGACGAGGAAAAGAAGACCGTCATCAAGGCTGGCCACCGTGCGGTCGATCCGGTCCTGCTGGCGCACGATGATGGTGTTCTGGAGGGTTTCAACCTGAAGCCGGGCGCTGTGAACTACGGTGGCGTCAACTCGCAGGGACAGCGGTTGGTGCAGGCACTCGAGCAGGGGAACCTGCAGATCGGCAAAGAACTGATGGACGATGAGCGCGCGGCTATCAACGATGCGTTCCTCGTCAGTCTCTTTCAGATTCTGGTCGAAACTCCGCAGATGACTGCGACAGAAGTTCTGGAGCGGGCGCGCGAAAAAGGTGCGCTGCTTTCCCCGACAATGGGTCGCTACCAGAGTGAGGGCATTGGCCCCATGATCGAGAGGGAGTTCGATCTCCTGATGTATCAGGGGCTATTGCCACCTCCACCGCAGCGGTTGATCCAGGCCGGCGCGGAATACCGGGTCGAGTACGATGCCCCGCTTAACCGGGCGATGAAAGCCGAGCAGGCCAGTGGCGCCATGCGTACATTCCAGTGGGCAACGGAGATGGCCGCGCAGATGCAGGATCCGTCGCTGCTCGATGTCTTCGATGGTGACGCAATGATCACCGATATCGCGGACATCAACGGTGTTCCATTCAAGTACCTTCGCGACCCGGATACTATCGCGCAGATACGCCAGGACAGGCAGCAGCAACAGGCAGTTCAGCAGATCACCCAGGCACTGCCGGGTATGGCCGCCATGGCCAAGGCATCGAGCCCAAAGGGAACGAGTCCTGTCGGCGGGCAGCCTGAAGGAGCTTAGTGAGCAGTCTGATCGAGCAAGCACGTGATTTTCTTTTCCGCAGGCGCACCGCTTACGTCAAGACGTTTCTCAATCCCTTCGGGGACGAAGTGCTGCGCGACCTGGCGAAGTTCTGTCGCGCGCACGCAACTACTTTTCACGCTGATCCGCGACTGCACGCAGCGGCTGAAGGCAGGAGGGAAGTTTTCCTGCGGATAGCCCATCACCTCAACCTTTCCGAAGACGAACTCTGGCGACTCTACGGAAACAACTCCGCACCAGTAAGGAACCCAAATGAGTGAATCGACCTCCGCGACTCTCGTAAGCGGGCAAGGTGATGGCACGACCGCTGCCGCAACCACCGCGACTGCAACCACCGCGACTGCAACAACCACTACAACCGCAGCGGCGACAACCACGACTGCGCCGACATTCGCCTGGATGCCGAATGCCGATGAGACAACCGTTGGCTACATCCAGAACAAGGGATGGAAGGATCCTGCACAGGTTCTCGACGGATACAGGAACCTTGAGAAGCTGTTGGGCGCCGATCGCGCCGGCAACACTGTGATCATCCCCAAGCACGATGCCGCACCGGAAGAGATGGGCAAGTTCTTTGACCGGCTCGGGAGGCCCGCGGATGCGAGTGGTTACAAGATTCAGATGCCTGAAGGTGGAGATGCCGAGTTCGCCAAGACCGCTGGTGCATGGTTTCACGATCTCGGCTTATCTGAAAAACAAGGTAATGCTCTTGCACAAAAGTGGAACGATTACGCCGCTTCTGCAAAGACTACGGCGGATCAACAGGCTCAGGCGCGTTTTCAGACGGAAGACGCCTCGCTGAAGGCCGATTGGGGCCAGGCTTACACCCAGAATGTCGCACAGGCGCAGGCGGCCACTCGCGGGCTCGGTGTCACCAAGGAGCAGATCGACAACATGTCTGCCTCGATGGGCCACAAAGCCACGATGGAGTTCTTCCAGAAAATCGGCGCACGCATGGGTGAGGGCTCGTTCGTGACCGGCGACAAGACGCAGCAGTTCTCGAACGTCATGACGCCAGGCCAGGCGAAGGCTGAGATCCAGACCCTGCGCTCCGACAGGGCATTCACTGCCAAGCTTCTTTCCAAGGATGCCGAAGCCAGCCAGCGCTGGACCCAGCTCCACCAGTGGGCATTTCCGGAGGACAGCAAGTGACCGACCCGGAGATCAGGCTGAAGTGCATTGAGCTTGCCATGGAGCAGGCTAAACGTGAGCAAAAGCATGGGAATAGGCAGGCTATTGCGGAAATCACATCGTATTTGTATAATCTCACGCAGGGAAACGGGAACTCTGCCGTTGGTGAACAACCTACGGTCGGCAAAACCAACGGGGTAGTCAACGGCAGGGTAAAAAAGCCAGGAGCGGACAAGTCAGTCTTCGACTGACCCTGCAATTCTGGTCCGGAACCGAACAATTCGGCCCTCCAGTGATGGAGACAAGCCAGGTGATGTGGCGCCTGAAGCCACAAAGCTAACTGGTTTGAATTCACCTGGAGGGCAAGAACATGTCGGTTAACGTAAACGTTGCATTTGTCCAGCAGTACGCGACAAATATTGCCATGCTGCTCCAGCAGCAGGGCTCGCGTCTGAGGGGTGCGGTGCAGGAGCAGTCCTTCGTAGGCAAGGCTGCTTCGATGGTTGAGCAGTTCGGCGCCGTGTCGCCGGTTCGCAACCAGTCTCGCCACTCGGATACTCCACTCATCTCCACGCCGCAGGACAAGCGCTGGGTTTACCCCAACGACTATGACTGGGCGGATCTCATCGATCAACAGGACCGTCTCCGTATGCTGATCGACCCCAGCGGTCCCTACACCCAGGCCGGCGTTATGGCCATGGGCCGCGCGATCGACGACGAAATCATCTCTGGCTTGCTGAACGCCAACAACACTGGCGACAACGGAACGACTGCGACGACTACGTTGTATGCGTACAACTCGAATTCACAAAGCGTTGCCGACAGCACCGGTGGCTCTAGCGCGTGCGGATTGAATATCGCCAAGCTTCGTGCTGCGAAGAAAATCCTCATGACGGCCGATCTGGATGTGGACAACGACCAGTTGTTCATGGCGATTACGGCCAACCAGCATGACCAGCTCCTGAACGAAGCGCAAGCGGTTTCTCTCGACTACAATGATCGTCCGATCCTGGTCGAAGGCCGCATCCGCGCCTTCATGGGCTTCAACTTCATCCACTCAGAACGCATCCCCGGTGGCGCGAACTTCAACACCGCCATCAATCCGGCGATTGCATCGGGCGGCTCGAACGGCCAGTACACCACCGGCTCTCGCTACCTGGTTCCGTTCTGGGCGAAGTCCGGATTGGCACTGGGCATGTGGAACGACATTCAGGCGTCAGTCGATCGTCGCCCTGACAAGCGCAACTCCTGGCAGGTTTACGTCACCGGCACGTTCGGTGGCACACGGCTGGAAGAGAAGCGCTGCGGCGTCATCAACTGCGTATAGCTAACCTGCCCGGTCTAATCGCCGGGCAGCGCTTCAAAAATTCTGAGAACGGAGACGGCCCATGGCTGCTTATCTTTCAACTGAACTCGGCGGTTCCGCAAACCAGACTTCGGCCCCGGTCGGCTACAAGCCGCGGGCAACGGTCTATGGCGCCCGCTTGAAGAGACTGCGCGCGAGTTTCGTTTACAACTCGCAGGCCACCACAGACACCTTGGTCGTAGGCAATCTGCCGGCTGGCGCGACGTTCGCGTTCGGCGTTCTTACGGCTGATACCTCGTCCGGAACAACTACCCTGGCCATCGGCACTGCGGCTTCAAACGCCAAGTACAAGGCTGCGGCTGCTTTCACGACTACCGACACGCCGACCATATTCGGCAAGACGGCAGTGGTGGGAGCTGCGGACCCCGGCCTTACGGCTGAAGAGCAGGTTATCGTGACGCTGGCTGCGGCTGGAGCGCCGGCTTCCGGCAACCTGGTGGTTGATCTCTACTACAGTATGCCCAACTAGTTTGGGGAATCGGGAAGGGACCGGGGAGACTCGGTCCTGACCTCGAAAGGGAGGGTGTGCCGTGGCGAACAACTACTACGGTGTCAATGTATCAGACAACGAATATCAAGCGGCTTCCTCCACTTCCTCAAGCACCAGCAAGGATGTGGAGATCGTCGTCAACAACACAAACGTTACGAGCCGTGAGGCTGCACTTCTCTGCATTGAGAAGCTGTGGAACTTCATCCTCCGCTCGAATTGGCCTCTGTAGCAGTGCGAAAGCTGGGCCTCCTGAGAAGGGGTGAATAGGATGTCAGTGCGCCGAGCGGATGATAACAGCTACACCCTCGCTACCAATGCCTCGGCAACGGGAAGCGGCGTCAACATTCGGGGTGGCGAGTACATGTTCTGCGTTGACGGAACGGTAGGCGGAGCCACCGTGAGCTTGCAGTTTCTGCTCCCTTCGGGGCAGTGGAGTGTTGTGAGCGTCTTCAACAGTTCAGCGGTCCAATCAACCACCTTGCCTTATGCGCAGACAGCAATCGATCTTCCGGCCGGCCAGGTTCGCCTGGGTGTCGCCAGCGGAACACCGTCTGGTCTGAATGCGTCTCTTGTAGGACTCGGTTAAAGAACGGGAGTGGCCCATGGCGCAATCGCAAACGGACATTTGCAATAGCGCCCTACTCCGCGTAGGCGCGGCAACGATCATGGACATCAGCGACAACTCGCGCGAGGCGCGGGCTTGCGCAGTGAACTTCGATTCCAATCGTCGCGCCGAACTCCGCAAACGTGCGTGGAATTTTTCGATCAAGCGTGTTGTTCTTGCTCCCAGCTCAGTCACTCCCAACTTTGAATACCAGTACGCATTCCCGCTGCCCGCGGACTGTATCCGCGTAGTTCTTCCAAAGAATGACCCGTTCCTGGATTGGTCCGTAGAGGGAAGGCAGATCCTAACCAACCTCATGCAGTCTCCGTACCTCGGTTGTGGCGCGCAGCCCGCCGTTACGGGACCGGCGCTCTTTCTTCGCTACGTCTCCGACATTGTTGATTGTACGCAGTTCGATCCGCTGTTTTACGATCTGCTCTGCATTGCACTGGCGTGCGATCTTTGCGAGCCGCTGACTCAGTCGAATCAGAAAAAGCAGCTCCTGAACGCTGAGTATAGGGATGCGCTCGACGCGGCAGCGAAGGCGAAAGCGTTTGAGATGCTTCCGCAGACTCCTGTTGAAGATGACTGGGTGCTCGCGAGGGTGCGGTAATGCCGCGCGCATCGTGGGTCCAAACCTCGTTTAACGGTGGCGAATGGTCGCCGCTGGCGCAGGGTCGCGTCGATATTGCCAAGTACAAGAACGGCCTGGCACTCTGCCAGAACTACGTTCCGTTGGTGCAGGGTGCTTTGACCAGGCGGCCGGGAACACGGTTCGTCGCCGAAGTCAAAGACTCCAGCAAGCCTGTGCGCATGGTGCGTTTCGAGTTCTCGATCTCCCAGGCTTACCTGCTCGAGTTCGGCCAGGGATACATCCGGTTCTTTACCAATGGTGGACAACTGTTAAGTGGCGGAGTTCCCTACGAGGTCACGACTCCTTACGCTGTTTCGGATCCGGACGAACTCTGGGACTTGTCGTTCGCGCAATCTGCCGATGTGCTCTACATTGCGCATCCGAATTATCCCCCTGCAAAGTTGCAGAGACTCGGCGCTACCAGTTGGACTCTGGCTGGCATTGTTTTTCAGGACGGGCCGTTTCTCCCGTTCAACACGACAGCCACAACACTGACTCCATCCAGCACCACAGGGACGGTTACGGTTGTGGCTTCCGGAACCACGGGCATCAATAAAGGTTCGGGATTCCAGGCTTCCGATGTTGGCCGGATGCTACGCATCAAAACTGGTGGCGTGTGGTTGTGGGGAACGATCGCGAGCGTGGTAAGCACGACACAGATCACGTGGGCTATTGCACCGCCGATTGGAGCGCAACTTCCGGCGACAGCGCAGGCGATCGCCAACGTTTCTGCCGGCAGCGTGTTCGGTGTGACCGTTACTGATGGTGGATCCGGTTACGGCGCGAGCCCGCCTGCAGTTACGATTTCCGGTTCTGGCAGCGGTGCGATCGCTTTCGCTTCGGTCACCAACGGCGTTGTAACATCCGTGACCATGTCTGTGACCGGAACAGGGTACGGTTCGGCGCCTACGGTCATCATCGACGCTCCTACACCGATCGTTCCGAGCACGACTACGTTCTGGCGTTTAGGACTCTGGGGACCGGGTAATTACCCTGCGTGCGTCTCGTTCAACCAGGACAGACTGGTGTGGGCTGGTTCCTCGGTAGACCCTAGCCGGGTCGATGGGTCGAACGTCTCCGACTACGAGAACATGGCGCCGACCCAGATCGATGGTACGGTGGTTGATTCGAACGCCATCGGCTTCAGTCTGAATGCCAGCACGATGAACACGATCCGCTGGATGGTGTCGGATGAGTGGGGGCTGCTCTGCGGCACTGCCGGTGGAGAATGGGTTGTGGCGCCGAGCAATTTGCAGCAGGCGATTACACCCACGAATATCAACGCGAAGCAGACAACGAGTTACGGTGTAGCCCCAGTGGCCGCCATTCGCGTGGGCAAGAGCACCCTGTTTGTCCAGCGCACTGGGCGCAAGTTGCGCGAGATGACGTACCAGTATGTCATCAACACCTTCCAGGCTCCGGATATCTCGCTTGTATCCGAGCACCTGACCGAGACGGGGATCAAGCAGATTGCCGTGGCGTTGGCCCCGCACCAGCAGCTTTGGCTTATCCGCAATGACGGAATGCTGGTCGGTATTGCGTATGACAAGGATCAGGAGTGCGTCGGCTGGCATCGGCACACTATCGGCGGTTCGGCTGTAGTAGAAAGCATTGCCGCAATTCCGTCATCCGATGCGACGCGAGATGAACTCTGGCTGGTGGCAAAGCGCACGATCGATGGCGTGACGAGGCGCTACGTCGAGGTAATGACGAAGTACTGGGAAGACGGGGACCAGGTTAAGTACGGAGTGTTCCTTGACTCAAGTGCTCAATATGACGGTCCACTCACCACAACTGTTACAGGTTTGACGTGGCTCAAGAACACGGTGGTCGGAGTTCTTGCCGATGGGGCGACTCATCCAGACTGCACCGTGGATGGTACAGGTCAAATTACTTTGACCCGGCAGGCCAGTGTGGTGCAGGTAGGTCTGAAGTATTCAAGCAATGGGAAGACGCTGCGCATCGAAGCCGGTGGCGCAGATGGGCCGGCGCAGGGTAAGTACAAGCGCATTCATCGTGTCATCTTCCGGTTCTTCCAGACGGTTGGACATACGTTGACCACGATGGTAAACGGAGTTCCTGCTATCCCTGAGCCATTCAGAGATTCATCAATGGCCATGGATCAGTCGGTTGGGTTATTCAGCGGTGACAAGCGCTGGAGTTACGAAGGCTCTTACGACTTGGAAGGTCAGGTTTCATGGCAGCAGGATGATCCACTCCCCAGCAACATAACGCTGCTGGCAGCACAGCTCGAGACACAGGACGGTGGATGAACGTAGTGCCTTACAAAGCGGAACATCTCCTGGCCATGCAATTGCAGCCTGGGCAGGCGCATTACTCTTCGTGGGTCACGGAGGAGTACGCGAAATCGCTTGAAAGCCAATATGCCTTCACTGCCCTGG